TTTCTGTGAAAAGTGATCACTCTGTGAAAAGTGATCACTCTGTGAAAAGTGATCACTCTGTGAAAAGTGATCACTCTGAAAAAAAGATCTTTCTTAAATATTTTTTTAAAATATAAAATTCTTTTTAAATATAAAATTATCTTTATAAAATATTTTTTTAAAATATAAAAATCTTTTTAAATCTTAAAAATGATCACTCTGTAAAAAGATCTTTCTGTGAAAAGATCACTCTGTAAAAAGTGATCATTCTTAAAAAGATCTTTCTGTGAAAAGTGATCACTCTGTGAAAAGTGATCACTCTGTGAAAAGTGATCACTCTGTGAAAAGTGATCACTCTGAAAAAAAGATCTTTCTTAAATATTTTTTTAAAATATAAAATTCTTTTTAAATATAAAATTATCTTTATAAAATATTTTTTTAAAATATAAAAATCTTTTTAAATCTTAAAAAAGATCTTTCTGTAAAAAGATATTTTTATAATAAACTACGCAAATTCATTAAAAATTTTATTTTTAATATTATATTATCACAATATTCTTCTGTAATATGTGAATTCTTATTCATATATTCTTTATATTCTTCTATTATATCATAATACTTTATTACTATATCATCAATGTATAAACATTTTTCTCCTATATATTTATCATAATATTCATTCAATTGGTTTTTATATTCTTGTAAAATTAACTCTAAATCATCTTTTTTATCGTCTTTTTCCAAAGAGAATTTTTCTAAAGAGTTTTCTAAAGAAAATCTAGATGTGTTATTTAATTTTAATAATATTTTTTTAAAATTAATTTCATCTAAAATATTTTTTGATTGAATATATTGAAATTTTAAACTATTTATTTCAACAGTTAATTTAAATTTATCTTTACAATCTTTATATTTTTCAAAATAAAATTCTGGATTATTATCTTCTAAAATATATTTTTGGTTTAATTCACTTTCTAAATAAAATATTTGATTAGTTTCTAATTCAATATTAGAATAGATACCACCACGAACATTATTGATACCATATGTACTCATATAATCTTCAGTTATTTTATTTAAATCACCAAATTCCGAATTCATTTCAAAATCAAATAATCTTTCAATTTTATATGGTTTATATAGTTTAGTCCAATCACAAAATATTCCATTTATATGTTCTTCATATGTAGTTTGAAGATTATCTGTTTGACCAATATAAATTTTATTTTTTTCCAATTTCAAAATATAAATTAATGTCATTTTATTTTTTTGAAATTATTTTAGATCATTTTTTTTATTAAATTAATATCTTTACGTAAATCCTTAATACCTTCAATTAATAAACCAATTATATTACCATATTGAATACCTAATAAATCATTATCAAGTTTATTTACAACTTCTGGTAATACTTTCTCGACATCTTGTGCTATTAAACCTATCTCTTTTTTATTTGTTATTTTATTATTATAAAATACACCAGTCATATTATCAATAATATCTAATGATTTTTCAATTGTTTTTATATTATTTTTAACAGATTTATCAGACATTTGAACAATCCCACCATAAGCATAAAGTTTTTTATAAAAATTAATTTTATCATCTACAATATCTATTAATATATCATTATCTTTAGTAATATAAAATTCATTATTAACATGTATTTGACGTAAATTATTAATTATTCCATTATTTAAATTAAATGAATAATCTGTAGTTATTTCTTTATTCGTAATTGAACCATCAATTATTAAATAATTAAAATTTTGATTTGATAAGTTTTTATTAATTTGAAGTAAATTTTCAGAATTATAAAATATATCAAAAGAATCAGATGATTGACCTATTTTATAAGAATTATTAGATTCTTTATTATTAAAGTTAATATATGAATTATGACCTTTTTCATTACAAATAGTTAATATATTTTCTATATTTGAATTATTGTTATTTGCAATAATTACATTTTCACCATAATTTGTATTATTTGTATTGAATAATATTTTATTATTATTTTCAACTTCAAAATATAAATTATTATTTAAAACTTTTAATCTATAAAAATCTGGATTATCAAAAATAACATTTGTATTATCAATAATTTTACCAGTTATTTTAATATCATCAACTTCTAATGTTTTAATATTTAATTTTCCATTATTATCTAAATTTAATGTTTTTTTATAAATATTATTATCTGAATAACATATCTCTAAATTATTATCAACAGCATTTATATAATAATTATGTTCAATATCTGTATTAAAATTATTTGTTGCTAATTTTATATGTGGTTTCTTATATTTTACCAATATATCAATATCACCCGATGATATATTTGGATTTATATAATCTATATTAAACATTATATCATTTGTAAATGTTATTAAATTATTTTCAATTTCTATTGTATCAGTAATAATATTGGATATATTAGAAGAAATTGATAAATCATTAGAAATAAATTTAATATCATAATTAGAATTATTAATTTTAGTTATATTAATATCATCTAAATTTAATCCAGAAATAATATCAACTTTAAAATTATAATCAATTTCTTTTATACCACTTATATTATATTTATATTTATCATATACAAAACTATCTGGATGATATATATTTACTAAATAATTACTTCCATCTTCTAAAGTAAAATTACAACTAAAAATATTACAATTAGCATTTTCTGAAAGTAAATATATATTATAATTGCTTTCATCTAAATTAATATTAAGATTATAAGATGTATCAGTGGTATTAAAAATAGTTTCTAAATTTAAATAATCTGTATTACAATAATGATAATTACTATAATTAACTAAACTGACATTATAATTATCAATAACTGTATTAAAATTAAAATTAGAATTAATATTAATAGAAATATTAGATGATGAAATTATAAAATCAATATTATATAGTGTATTAATATCATAGGTCAAATTAGAAACTCCGTCAATATTAGAATTTACTATTAAATCAATATTTTCAGATTTATTTAAATTACAAATGATAGGTTTAATATTTGTAAAATAAGATGATAAATCATTTAATTTATCAATTTCAATTATTTTTCTATTAGATTCATTATAATAAAGATATGATAAATTATCAAAATTAACATTAATATTTGAAAAGTAACCATTATCATCATCAATATTACAATTTGTAAGATTAAGTGCAGATAAATCAGGTGTTAAATTAGTAATATCTAATGTTGATGTAGGTTGATTATTATTAATACCAATTTTATTATTAGAATCAATGTAAAGAGATGATATATTAGTTTCTGATTTTTTAAGAATAAAATTATCATCAGTTTTAAGTTCCCATTTAGAATCATTGCTATCAAAAATAATTTTAACAGGATAACTAGGATTTTGTAAATATAATAAATTATCTTTTAATTCATCACTTAAATGAAAAAATGTATCTACTTTTAAATTTGAATTTAAATTAACTTTATCATAACTACTAAATCGTGTATATATATCCGAACCATTATTAAAACATTCAAAAGGTGTTTTTACATTATTACCATTTTTAATATCAATACTAAATTTAGAATGATTAATATTTGAATTAATATTATAAATTAATTCAGAATAATGTGTATTATTCCAATATCTATCACTGTTTGTTGGATAATTATTATTTAATATTGCTAAACGAATACTTGATTTAACTATTTTATTTTGTTCAAATTGATTAAAATTATGAACAGTTTTAAAAGAAGCTAATGGTTGTTGTAAGTTTGTTATTGAATATTCAGATTCTTCTTTAGATTTTTGTATTACATTAAATTTAGCATCAAATTGTGAAATTGAATTTTTATTTCTATAACTTTCTGTATATTTTCTAAAAAATTGTGTGTATCCATAATTATCGATAGAATCATTTTCATCTATATAACCAGCTAAATAAAAAGAAGATCTTTCATTAATTAAATTTAAAATTCTTCCATTTGTTCTAGTAGCAATATCACCAGGATTAATTAATAAATCAGTTGATTCTGGTATTAATGTAGATAAAACAATTGAATTAGAACTAAATTCAGAACCTTTTAATTTATAAATACCAGATATATCTATATTACCATCTATATATACATCATTATTAATGTTAAGTTTTCCATTAATATTAATATTATCTTTAAATTTATCAGAACCTAAATTGATATTGTGAGTATTATCACTAAATTCAGAATTTAAAAATGGATAAAATGTATCATAATTATTTCTAAAACCAATTTCAAATAATTCATTTTCTTTATTATTTTTTTTATGTATATTATGTATATACCATCCAGTATATGGTGTTGATGAATATCTAGTAAATTCAATACCAGTATATTTATCATAATAATCTAAATTAGTTATATCATTATAAGTATCTGATTCTAATAATCTAAAAACAGTATTATTATCTTTTTTATTATTTGTATTTTGTAGAACCATTGCAGAATTATTTAATATAGTTTGTTTATTTGCACTGTCATTACCAATAAATAAATTAGTTTGATTTAAAAATAAATATTCAAAGTCATTTTTATTTCTTTTTTCAAAACATTTTAATTGACGATTATTAGTAAATATTTTATCAATAAATAGATCTTTACATTTTAAATTATTATTTAAATGAATAGTTTTTTGATCATTGTTATCTAATATTATTTTATCAGGACTATCTAATAGATTAACAGTTTTATAATATTCATTATTTAATTTATATTTTTTAAATATATTATTATCAACTTGAATATCTCCATTAACATGTAATTCTTTATTTGGATTATTTGTATTAATACCAATATTACCATTAGATGATTTTATAAATAATTTAGGTTCTTTAGTTCCAGGATAAAAAGCAATATTATGGTTATCATATATATTATTCGTTTTTATTACAAATTCTCTATTTATATGTCCAATATCAACCTTATATTCTTCATTTTCTGAATATTTATCAGTAAATGAAAATTCTGTAATATTTTTAGTATAATTATCATCTCTATAGATAGATAATAGAGATGTATGACCATTAGGATTATAACCGACACCTAATTTACCATCAAATGAAATATCTTTATCATTAATATTAATAAAATCACGAATTGTATATCTTAATATTGTTTTTTGTTCTACAAATTCAGTTTCATAATTAGTTATAAAATTTAATAATATACGATTAGTTAAATTTTCTTTATTATCTGTATTATAATCAAAATCATTTAATAAATTATATAAATTATTAATATTATTATTATTAGTTGTATGTTCTAATATTTTATTTGTTAAAGTATCTATTACATATAAATTATTATCAGTTAATAAATTATTTTCAATATTATTATAAATGTAAGTTATATATTCATTATTAAAATCATCTGTATAATTAGATGTAATTAAATTACATAATCCATTTGTATAAACATCATTATATATTAAATTTGAAATTATATTACTATCTTGTTCAATTTCTAAATTTAAATTAGTTATTAATACATCTGTTAATTCATCAAAATTAATATTAGAAGTAATAGTATAATTATTAACATTTTCTAATCCATATAAAGTTATATGTTCATAAATATTAATTTTATTATTTATATAAATATTGGAAATATGTTCTAAATATTTATATTCAATTTCATTTTTATAATTAATTATATTACTGTAAAATCCTTCTCTAACTTCATCATTTGGATATGAATCTACATTAAATAAATAACTAAATCCGGTAATATTAATATTTTCAACAGCTGTTTCCTCATTATTTGCAAAATTAGTATAAGTATATCCATCTAATAGTTGAGATAATATATTAATATCCATTTGATATAATTCTGGTTGAATAATATATTTTTCTAAAATATTGGAATTATAACCATTATTATATAATAAACTATATAAGTTATCTATAATATAATCTTGATTATGTAATTCAATAATATTTGTATCTTTAATTAAATTTTCAAATATATTTGATTCAAAAATATCTGAATAACTATTAATAATTTTTAAATTATTTATAAATTCTTCAGTTTTTTCTGAACCATAATTATAGAATTTATCATAAATTTTTAAAAATAAAGAATTAGTAGTATATAATTTGTCTTGAATATTAATTCCATCTGAAAATAAGTTATTTATTTGATTATATGGTATTTCCAATATACCATATAAATTATCAGAATTATTAATATGACCTTTAGTATTTAAAATATTCTTTAAATTATTAATAATATCAGTTCTTTGATAAATAATATTTTCATCTTTTAATAAATTAGAATGTATTTTTTCAATAGTATAATAAACAATATTAACATCAATATGTTGAATACTTAAATTAGAACCATTATGTTTTAAATTTCCTTCACAATTAATATCAATTGAATTAATATTTTCAGATGTTATTGTAGGAATTTCTAAAGTATCCGTAGATAAATTAGAAACAAAAAGTTGATTAATATTAACATTGGAAGAGAATGTATAATTACCATTAAATTCTCCGGAATAGATTTGGTTTGGATAAAAAGTATTAGTATTATTTCTGAGATATAATTCATTAAGATGTTTATAAGAATCAGATGTATAATCATAAACTGCAAGATCTTTAATATAACCTAAACCTTCAACATTTAAAATAGTATTAGTAGTATTTGTAATATCATCAAATGAATATGATATTTCTTTAAATGTATTATCATTAATAGATAAACAATTAGATGTATCAATACAAACAGATGGTTTATAATTAGAATAAGTAGGTAATTCTTTATTACCATTGTATAAATTAGTAATAATTTCGTTTTCTTTAGAAACATGAAATTCTAAAGATTTACCAGTGCTAGTTTTAATAATTGCGGGAGATCTGTAATCATTACCAACAATACCTAATAATAATTCTGATTGTTCATCAGTATCATGATTTCTAGTGTTATTTCTAATTGCAAATTGTAATGTATTAGCAGAACATTCTGCACTACGATTAATATTTAGATAATGTAAATTAGAACGTGCATCATCAGATTCAGCATTTGCTAATATATTAATATTAGCATGAGTATAATAATTACGATGTTTATCATATAATGGATCTATAACTTTATCAAATGGACCTCTATTTGCTATATTTTCATCTATTTTATTTATTAAAATATCTATATTACTTTCAGATAAATTAATATCACCTATTACAATTGATTTAGTATATAATGTACCTGTAAATTTAGCATCACCACCATCCACATATAAACCATAATTTTGTGATTTTAGTTGTTGTGCATTTTCTCTAGTTGTATTTAAATATAATCCATTTTTTAATGCAATTAATGAATAACTATTTACACCATTTTGATAAACTAGTAATTTTTCATCATCATTTTGATTTAAAATAGTTTCAGTGCTAATAGTTAAATAATCAAATTTAATACTTGAATATTCAATTTTATTTATATCTTGAAATATAATACTAGACATTTCTCTTATATTTAAGAAATATGTAAAAATAAGTTCTTATATTTTATTATTTATTTTTTTTTTGAGGATTTAGTTTTTTGAACTGGTGTTTTACTTTGAGATTTTTTTACAGTTTTTATCTGTTTTTTACCACCAGCAAAAGATGAAGTTGTAAATTTTGAACTACATGTTGAATCAATATTATTATTATAAGAGGCAAATTGCATATTTGCTCCAGAATATACTTGATTTGCTATAGTCATTTTATTTTTAAGGTAACATTAAATTTGTTTTTCTATAATTATAAGGAACTATTTCATAATCTTTTAATAAATGTTTATTTTTAGTTAAATCTTTAAGTTCCATTAACATTTTATAATATGTATTACGAATATATTCTATTAAATTATTTAATCTTTCAACATTTTTTGATTTTAATTTTTCAATATGTAATGAATAACATATCTCTAAAATAGTTGTATAAATATCATACATATAATCGTAATATTTTTCAATTTTATATTTACCAATTTTAATTTTATTATATAATCTATTGTATTCTTTAATAGAATTCATTAAAATTATATATCTTTCTTTATCAATTTTATCAATAAATTTAGTTTTTTCAAATTCATATATTTTTATTTCAGTATCTTTTGGTTTATATATACTACTTTCATAATGTTTCATTAATAAAAATAATAATATTAATATTAATATTGTATTAATATCACATAATGATAATATGTAAAATAATATGAAAAAAGTTAATATATATATTAATATCATAATACACTTACTATATATATGATAAATGATATTAGTATAATTAACATACCTAATTGTATTCTATATTTTGGATCCAAAACAATTAATGATAATTTTTTTATAAATTGTTCTGATGATAAATTATTTTTATTTAATTCAATAATTAAATTTCCAATATCATCAATAAAAGTTATTAAATATTTAATAAAATATTTATATTCATTTTCTAGAACTAGCATTTATTTATAAATATTAAATTTTATCCATTAAATCAACAGTTGAAATCATATGTCTTCTACAACAATATCTATTTAAACCTAAATCATCTAGTAATTTTTTATTGCTTTCTTTTTCTTTATCTTTTTCTTTAGTAAAAAATTCAAATTTATCACCAATTATTTTATTACAAGAAAAACATCTAACAGGAATTAGCATTTTTAATTTATATGTTTATAAATTAATTCATTTTTTATATTTATATATATAAAAATGAATAATCAACAGTTATTAAAAAATATCATTAATTTAGAAAAAAAATTTGAATCTGTCAATTCTTTTTTAATAAATAAAGGTATTAATATACAACAAGATAATGTATCAACTACTTCTGATACATTAAAAAAGATACAAGACGAAATAAAAAATATTAAAAATCAAGATTCTACAGTTGAATTAAAAGCAGAAATAGAAAAATTAAAGAAACAACCAGTACCCGCAGCAGAAGTAAATCCTCAACAATATAATGAATTAAAAGCAGAAATAGAGAAATTAAAGAAACAACCAGTACCTGCAGCACCTGTCGTAAATCCTCAACAATATAATGAATTAAAAGCAGAAATAGAAAAATTAAAGAAACAACCAGCACCCGCAGCAGTAAATCCTCAACAATATAATGAATTAAAAGCAGAAATAGAAAAATTAAAGAAACAACCAGTACCCTCCGCAGTACCCGCAATAAATCCTCAACAATATAATGAATTAAAAGCAGAAATAGAGAAATTAAAAAAACAACCAGTACCTGCAGCACCTGTCGTAAATCCTCAACAATATAATGAATTAAAAGCAGAAATAGAAAAATTAAAGAAACAACCAGCACCCACAGCACCTGTCGTAAATCCTCAACAATATAATGAATTAAAAGCAGAAATAGAAAAATTAAAGAAACAACCAGCACCCGCAGCACCTGTCGTAAATCCTCAACAATATAATGAATTAAAAGCAGAAATAGAAAAATTAAAGAAACAACCAGCACCCGCAGCACCCGTCGTAAATCCTCAACAATATAATGAATTAAAAGCAGAAATAGAAAAATTAAAGAAACAACCAGCACCCACAGCACCTGTCGTAAATCCTCAACAATATAATGAATTAAAAACTGAAATAG